TGAGAAACAGTGCCTCATCTAGCGCTGTCGGCGCAGTCGCTGGCGCACCTTCCCGCGTCCATAACGGCAACATCCAACTTGCCAACATGACGCACAACAAGGAGGGCGCCGATGACCAGCTTTACCGTCAAGCCATTTTCGAACTGTGGCCGTGGATCACTTCGGTGCTCGCCAACGACACAGTCGCGTCTTCTTGGGACGTGGTGTGCAATGTCATTTTCTGTACCTATGGTAGGTCAGGCACGATAACATCACGCAGGTGGGTCGAGTTACGTACCCCACAACCGACAAAGAAGCAGAAGGCCATGCCGGTGACCGCGGCAGAGGCACCTGCTGACACACCTGAGGAGGACGAATACCCGCGAAGGCTGTATGACGTGCATGATAAACAGAAGCTTAAGGCTTTGGGCATCGACTTCGGTCCGAACACGGATTCAGCCAAGCTGTACGACGACACCATTGACAACGTCAAGACCGGTATCGAAAAGCGCATCAAGGAGAAGTTCGTCAACATGGACATGACGGACGTCGAGCGCGACGAGGTACGGAAGGCCGTGAATTGGATGGTGTCTGAGATCGAACGCACGGACAAGATCGAACACATAGCCAAGTGGCTGCTCTTCGGGGACTATAAATCGAAGAAATGGACTGTGAAGCGTGCCGAGGACTCCTTGGCCGCCCTCATGGCCACATACAACCCCGAATTTCGCTTGTCGGCATCCATTAAGTTGGAGCCCATGGGCAAGGATGCGAGTGGCGTCGTCAAACCACCACGCATCCTTATTGCCGATGGTGATGCCGGAGCACTTATGGCAGCCACGACGATTGGCGTCCTTGAGCGTTGGTTGGTGCACACGCACAAGCATCGCACTATCAAAGGGGCGCCTAAGGCTGAGCGTATGGCTCAGATCGTGGAAGCGTCACGCGGCCACAAGGAGACCAAGGGCAATGCGGCCATGCTCATGGAGAATGATGGGTCGGCCTGGGACACCTGTTGTTCCCATGGCCTCAGGGAGCTCATCGAAAATCCCTTGGTCGAGGCCGTTGCCGATCGCATCCAGCATCTTATGACGCCGTTGAGCCATTATGCCTCAACGCACATCAAGCAGAACAAGAAGAAGAAGCTTAAGCTGGAGGCGAAACCAGGTACGGTCGTGGTTGAGCAGATCTCAAAGGCAGGACAGTACACCGCGGATGCTGCCGCGCGTCAGATTCTTGGCAAGCGTTGCAAGGAGACGATTGACGCCATACGGCGGTCGGGCCATCGCGGCACGTCCATACTTAATTGGACGCTCAACCTATTCTGTTGGGCCTGGGTGGTGGCTGGAGTGGAGTGCATCCACTTCGTAAAACCCGGGTCCAAGAAATTCCACGATGTGTTCGGAACATCGCGAGATTATATGGTCTGGCTTGAGGGAGACGACTCTCTGGTCAGGCTGGGTGGGCGCGAGTTCACCGATCTCGAGGTGGCAGGTTTGGCCGAGCGTTGGACCAAGCTTGGCCACCGTCCTAAGCTTTACAAGCGAACCGATGGGGCGGTGGCCGAGTTTTGCGGGTGGAAGGCGGTGATGGACAAGGCTGGCATGATACCGGGGAC